CAGACAGATTCGCCGATGTCCTGATGGTCACATGGGAAGACTGGACCAGAGTACAGAGCAATGATGGAAAATTTTTCAGCAACAAATGTGCACAATATGATACAAATGATGAAATACCATGGAACAAAAAGAAACCAACTGCCGTGTTTCGCGGTGGGACAACAGGATGTGGAACCACAATCGACACAAATATGCGCCTGAAGGCTTGTCACATTTCCGCACAGGGACTTAAGGACAAAAATGGTGTGCCCTATCTCGATGCTGGAATTAACAAATGGAACCTCAGGCCGCGAAAAATACAGGGAAATCCATTTTTACAAACAATTGATGTTCCATCCCTTACTTTTGGCCTGTCTAACACACTCACACAACAAGAACAGGCGTCACATAAATACATACTCAACGTGGATGGCCATGTGACAGCATTTCGCCTGTCCATGGAACTGAGTTATGGTTCTGTTGTTCTTCTCGTAAAATCACCGTGGAAAATATGGTACAGTCATTTGTTGAAGCCGTATGAACATTATGTGCCAGTGGAGGATGATCTTTCAGACCTGATTGAAAAAATTAAATGGTGTCATGAGAATGACGAAAAATGTGAGAAAATTGCGAAAAACGCGCGTGATTTTTACGACACATACCTGTGCAGGAAAAGTATTCTCGATTACATGCAAAAAATCCTGATAGATGCTAAAAATGTCAGCGGTGTGTATGTGTACAATGTCATTTCACCGCTAAATTATCAGATAAAAATAGAGGAAAAGTTTCTGTCCGAACTTAGGGCTCCGGAGACAAGAAAAACATCGACCGACATCAGTGTGATACCCTACACAAACAGAACACACAGCCTTCTGAAAGGTCTTGAATATGTAACCACATTGGCGATCACAGAAAATTCTTTTGAAAAAATCGCTCAATACAAGGGAGACATGTTTAAGAGTAAGACAAGCGCAGTGAGGAAATTTGACTTTGTTGGTTTCCCCGTCGCAGTGAAATCCACTAATGACGCGCAAAAAATGAAGGAAAACATACACGAAACATACATTGGTCTGAAATGTATTAATTCACTGTCAATGGTGTGTCCAAATTTTTCATATATATTTGGAACATACCAGAAGGATGGGACACAAAACGTTATAGTCGAGCACATCGATGGTAGCACTCTTGGAGACTATATCCTTTCAAGGGAATTTAATTTTAGAACATTTCTGTCCATTTTACTACAAATATCAGCGGCTTTGTGTGTTGCACAACAAAAATGTTCGTTTGTTCATTACGATCTTGCCCCATGGAATGTTATGCTTAAAAAATTGGAAAAAGAAGAACAATTAGACTATGTCTTAAACCTAAAACAGATACTTAGGTTTAAAACAGACCTAATACCTGTAATCATCGATTTTGGGAAATCACACGTAATTTGTGATGACACACATTTTGGTTTCACACAAATGTACAAAACGAGCAGAATTCAGGACATTTTGACAATTCTGTCAAATTGCCTCCATGAAATTTTGTCTGTCAAGGAGACAACCATGGACACCGGTGACATTCTAAATCTCGCGAATTTTATGACGGGAACCAATTACAGACGCGAAAAATTCACAACCGTCGCGGAACTCAGAAAATTCCTCATCAGATCAAGAAAATATTTTACAATGCTTCATTCGGACAAACATCAACTCGAAAATTTGACACCATACAACTTTATCAAGCACATAAACGAAACATTTGCCAAAAAATACAAACTAAATTTTGGTTCTGTTAAAGAACGAACCGAATATTCCAATGTCTTCACTGGCAGACAGGTTTTCGACTTTATACTATCGAAAACAGTGGATGAACGCCTCTACACATACATGGTGGCAATACAGCGTATGAAAGGTTCAACATTTATACTGAAGGGAAACAAATTTGAATCATATTGTGCTGGACAGACACTTTACGCTTTTCTAACTGAATTACGAACGGGAATGGAGAATTACGCCACATCAGAACAATCGCGTTTCACCGTTCGGACAAAAATGGACCATGCAAGATATCTAAATATTTGCGATGAGACAATGCGTTCCCTAAAAAAAATGTATTCCGATATCCTAACAAAAACAGAGGCATCTGCATTCACATACGACAAATCTCTGTATGAATCAAACACAACACTAACACTCGCGCCATATAATCAGAACACATTTTTGTTACCGAATGAGGTTGAAAAAATACTCGGTTTAAAATTGCCACACACACAAAACCCGTCTCAATTTTTCTACACAGTGATGGATGCATTGACACACACGGGAATGTTTTCCCTATCAAAAGAGGACAGAGAATTTTATAAAAACAATTTTGACGTCCTTTTAGGTTCAAATCCCATACTGCTGACGAACAATATCGCAAACGGAAAAACTCTGATAAAAACAGCAAAAGAAATCTATCAGAAAAATGTCGATGCTATTTCGAGTGAAAAATGCGACACCACAGAAAAGTTGTTGTCTGTGTACAATAAAATAATTCAAATGGATTAAAATTATCTTCACATATTTCTTTTTCCTTTTTGTAATAAATGGAAAATTCCAAAGTCTTGATCATTATTCTTGTCGTCGCACTTTTGGTTGTAATTGCTGGTGGTGTGCTCAAATCGAAGAAACCAGTCAAGGAAGGGTTTCTGGGAAATTTGCCAAGCATGCAGACAAAAGTTTGGCGAAGCATGGGAAACCAAAAGGGTGATTTCTTCTCCATTCCCGGTCAATATCAGTCAATGCTCAGTCCACGTATGAATGCCGGAATTAATTATGGTGCAAATATCAGGTATAACGCTCCAGATTATGCCAATATGGCTGTTCCGTGTGATCCTCTTGCCCTAAGCGATATGGTTTCTGCCAGTCATGTAGCAAGTGAAAAACCCGTCCGAACGAGGGAGGGATATTGTGGAACAGGTTGTGCTTCTATTGGTTGCAAAAAGGGTGGCGGTTCTCCTGAGGGAACACGACCCTCTGGACCAATCGCCCCAGCTGATTATGCACCGGGTAATTTCAAGGCCGTTCGCGATTCACTTTATTCCGATTTTAGTGCTGATGAGGGTGTGTCTATGTTGCCAGTGGGTGACATGACGATGACCACCGCTCTCGGTGATGTGGTTCAACCCGTAATTTATGACAGATTTGTATATGCCAATCGTAACAATCGTCTGAGGAGTCAGGGTGATCCCATCCGAGGCGATTTGCCAATTGTTCCATGCTCATCTGATTGGTTTAGACCCTCTGTTCACCCACAGATTGACCTTCAGGCTGGTGCACTTAATGCCATGGGTGGTGTCCAGAACGACACATCGAACCAACTTGCTGGACTTGTTGCTGCGGCTTCTGCTGGAACGAGCCCATTTATTGGAGGTGTCAACATGGCCAATCAGTTTGACACCTCTCTTGGATCAGCATTTGCTGATGTGACGGTTTCATCCTTCCCATAATTTCTATTTAAAAACATCGGCCCCCTACATAAGTAACCAAAAAAATATCCACGACGAGCTTGACTACTCTCTTGAGAGGAAAGTTGATAGAGCATGTGGATATTCATGTGTGCACACATGATTGGTTGCTAAAAAAAATTTCATATGTTTGTTACAAAAACAAACATATGCTCAACATGACGTGTTTTTTGTGGAGAAAATTTTCCCGCTCGGTTCAGATATTCTGACGACGTTTATTCCCAGCGTGTTGAGAGAAAAATACAGATCCTCTGGTATGATCATTTTTTTCCCTCTGTCAGTATTTATCTCTGATGCTACTCTAATTATTCGGTCTATTTTGTTTCTGACAATTTCGTTTATGGCGTCCTGACAATCATCCGTCATTACCCTTACACCAGCCCTGTAAAATAATTTTGACAGTGATGCCGATGAAATGTGTAATTTTTCCTTTTGCATTTTATGAAAAGGAAAAATTTTTTAAGACAGTTTATATTCAACCGAATGAAACAATTTCGCGATAATATCGCGAAATTACATGCAAAAGTGTATATCTAAAGGAATAATTGACATCAAAAAATGTCGGAAACAAAAGACACAAAAAATAAACACAAATCGCGATATTTTGACACATACATTTTCAAGGTGTTCAAAATTATATCTGGAAAACATGGTATGACATCCAACGCTAAAAAACAACTAAACAGCGTCCTATGTATTCTCGCCAACATTATACAGGAAAGGTGTATGAAAATCCTCTCCGTGTCCAAAAAGAAAACAATAACCGTCAGAGAAATTATGTGTGCCATAAAATTAACCTTTTCTGGTAATTTACAGACAGCAATACTCAAGGAATGCGTCGAATCACTCACAAAATACGACAATTTGAATCAAACAAGTAACAGACGGTCAAAACACACGCGAATCGGTATGGTATTTTCACCCTCTGTTTCAGAAAAATTTCTCAGAAATTTTGGTCTGTGTAAGGCTCTCATTTCTGATAACGCTCCCGTGTGTTTATCGACCGCATTAGAATACATTTGCTTTGAAATTCTCTCGTCATCAATAAAATACATGCCTCAAAAAAAATCACGTCTCTCAATAAGGGAAATTTATTTAGGTATAAAAAATGATACCGAAATGAACACATTCTTTGTCAATCATGGTATATATCTGATAGGAGAAGGTGTTAAACAAAATTTTTTCTCTGATTCTGATGAAAAAAATTGCAGAAGTCTCTGTGTGACCGATGAAATAAAAAAAATACAGGGTGTGTATGACTGCCTTTTCATATCAAAATCATTTTTCAAAAAATTAGTGCGATATTATGTGGTCAAACACACAGGTGCGACAAAACTTAACAAAAACATGGTCACAATTTTGCAATATGTCATTGAGAATTACATTGTGCATCTATTACAGGAATCAAACAGGTTGTCTATTTACACGGGAAGGAAAAAAGTCACCGGTGACGACATAAAATTTATCCTTTCCCTTACCGAAGGAGAAGAAATCACCGTCACGTGTGGCACATTCCAACAAAATGACAAAATACAGGAAGACGATTTCAGCGACATATCAGACGTAGAAAATTGTTAAGACTGTCCATCGCTATGAATTGATGGCAAAATTATACCAACACCACCAAATGCGCCAATGTCGCATTTTTGATCGCCTATTGACATAACGATATCGAATCCCTTTTCTGTCACTTTTTTTCGTGACAGAAGTTTTGCCCTTACCAAATCCGTTTCATCAGGATCTCTAAAATAAATTTCGTGATAACCGTTGATCCCATGACTTTCCAATTCATACATTGTGTATTCGACCACCATTTGTTCGTTCATTCGGTTCGTTATTATTACTGGTGTTATGCAGAGCATCTTAACATAATTGTAAAGTTCCAAGATGGGTTTGATTGTCGCACCAAAACTATTGATGAGAGTGTCATCAATGTCAAATATTACCGTCGGATTTGCCGGCATGTGCATTTTGTTGAGAATTTCCTTGGCACTGTCAACCCGTTCCCGTATCCTGTCATTTAATGTCATCCTTTCTCCTAATGCAAGATTTGAACAATGTTTGACACAATAGCTTTTTTAATTCACACCAAAAAGGTATGAATTGCATCAAATATACAATGCAGATCTTCTCTTAAATCGTTGCATTGCCATTGGTGCAAGCTGTAAGCATCTCCGCCGTGCTCTTGCAAACCGTGAA